AACAATGGTGCATTGGTTGTAACTGGTGTCTCTGATATCAATACTAATCAACCATCAAGAAATGGATCTGAGATTGAAAATATCAGCACGATCAAAAATTTAGCTCCTAGAGTTTATGCATCACAATATCGTGCAGTAACGGCAAATGATTATCAATCTATTATCGCAACAATCTATTCAAATGCAGAAGGTGTAATTGCATATGGTGGAGAAGATGCAACTCCACCTCAATTTGGTAGAGTTTTTATATCAATTAAACCCAAAAACGGACAATATATTTCTGATTTTGATAAAAAACAAATATTGCAGGATTTGAAATCTTACAGTGTTGCTGGAATTCAACCACAAATTGTAGATTTGAAGTATTTGTATGTAGAACTTGAAAGTAGTGTTTACTACAATTCCAATACACTGTTAAGTCCATCGGATTTAAAAACACAAGTAACAAATTCTCTAACAACTTATTCAAAATCTGCAGATTTGAATAAGTTTGGAGGTAGATTTAAGTATAGTAAAGTTCAAAAAATTATTGACGATACAAATACATCGATTACTTCCAATATCACTAAGGTAACTATCCGTAGAAATTTGGAAGCCAACACTGCAAACTTTGCTCAGTATGAATTGTGTTATGGAAACGCATTTCATGCGGGTAGAAAGGGTTATAACATCAAATCTACTGGATTTGTTGTTGATGGAATTGATGGAACTTTATATTTTGGTGATGTTTGGGAAAATGAAACAACTGGGCGTCTTTTTGCGTTCAGACTTTTAAGTGATGGAACACCTGAAGTAGTCATTTCAAATGCTGGCACTGTGAAATATGACGTTGGTGAAATCCTTATAGATACAATAAGGATTTTGTCAACAGTTAAGAGTGATAACATCATAGAAATTCAGGCTGTTCCTGAATCGAATGATATTATTGGGTTGAAAGATCTATTTCTTCAACTTTCTGTTGATAACAGTAACATTAGTACTCTTGAAGACTTGATATCCACAGGTGCTGACAATTCTGGTACTAGGTTCATTTCCACTTCTAGCTTCTCCAACGGAAAATATATTAGACAGTAATGATCGACACCGCTTCCAAGAAAGTCCAGATCAATCAGATCGTTAGGAGTCAACTACCTTCTTTTGTTCAAGAGGAAAATCCTCTTTTTGTTGATTTTTTAAGTCAATACTACCTCTCTCAAGAGTACCAAGGTGGTCCAATTGACCTCATCACAAATTTTAATGAATATCAAAAGACGGAGACATTTAGTGGAAATGAAAATCTAATTGGATTTACCACTTGTACAAGTGCAGTAGCTTCTTATGATGATACCATCAATGTAACTTCAACTGATGGATGGCCAAAGACTTATGGCCTGTTGAAAATTGGAAACGAAATCATTACATACACTGGAATTACAACCAATTCATTCACTGGTTGTATTCGCGGATTTAGTGGTATTGAAAATCTTCATCAAAACAATAACGAAGAAAAATTACTTTTTAACTCCACCTCTGCAGAAAATCACGTTTCTACCTCTAGAGTTGAAAATTTAAGTAATCTTTTCTTAAGAGAATTTTGGAAAAAAACAAAAAATCAGTTTCTCCCTGGATTTGAAGACAGAAAACTTGATAATGCAGTAGATAAAGCTAATTTTTTACGACAGGCTAAAGATTTTTATGCTTCGAAGGGAACAAACGAAGCGATAAAAATTCTCTTTAATGTTCTCTACAACAAGAGAGCTGAAATTGTAAAGCCAATCGAATATCTTTTTACACCATCAAATGCAGATTATGTTGTTACTGATGATCTTGTAGCAGAACTAATTAGTGGTAATCCATTAAACATAAATGGACAGACATTATATCAAACTGATAGTGTTGCAAGTGGATCACTTTTTAATATACAGAGATATAGAAAGAATGATATTGAATATTATATTTTAAGTTTAAGTAGAGAGTCCGAACTTGGTACGTTCGTAGTTACTGGATCATCTACGTTATTATCTAACGTTTCTATTGGGGACACTGTTATTACAGTGGACTCCACTCTTGGATTTGGAAATACAGGCTCGGTTTATGTTGGAACTGGCCAAACTGTAGGAATTGCTACTTATACTAGTAAATCATCAAATCAATTCTTTGGTTTAACAGGTATTACCTCTGCATATTCAGATGGCCAATTTGTAAGAGGTTCGAGAACTGTATATGCTTATGAAAATGGTGATATCACTAAACCCGTATATTTCAGACTTACTTCTGTAGTTTCTGATTTAGACTTAGACAATGTTGGATATTTGTATGTAAATGATAAAATTAAACCAAAAAATCTTGGCAATCTTTCGGCATCAAATGATTATAGATTAAATTCTTGGTTGCATAATTTAAAGACAAAAACAAGAGTTGCTAAAGATTCTAATAACAAATCAATAATTGATACAATCACCAATAACGTATCTACTGCAGATGCACATCTACTTCGAGTAGATGATTCTGTAACTCTTGTCGATGAAAGTTCCGCAATTGCATCGAATGTTGTAGGAACTGTATCTCAAATTATTAGTGATTTTGAATTTAAAATCACTGTTACCTCAGGTACTCTTGATGTAGATACAACTTATAGTGTTAGAAGAGATCTGTCGTTTGCTTCAGCTAATTCTTCATCCATTAATATATCTGAGTTTTTGGCTAATGTTCAAAACACATATTCCAATTTAGATAACGATAAGTTCTATGTAACTTCTGGATCTTTACCATCATATGAAGTTTTTGCTACAGATAGGACGAAAACATTTACATCATCAAATGTCAGTGGCACTACAATCGACATTACCAGCCATAGATTTTTTACTGGAGATGTTGTAAAATATTATTCTGTTGGTGGAACTGATGTTGATGGATTGACATCTGGAAGTGATTATACTTTAGTAAAAATTAGTGACAATAAAATTTCTCTTGCAAACAGTAAAACTGATGCTAATCTAAAAAGATATATTTCTTTAGATGTTTCAAACTCTGGCACCGACCATAAAATTGTTCCAACTGATCTTTCTGGTAATAATTTACAATATCAAAATTTCTTAAGAGAATTTTCAGTAACTCCAAAACCCAAAAAATTTGAAAAAACATTTCAAAACGAAACCATTGGTATGTTTTTGAATGGTGTTGAAATTCATTCAAATAAGTCTGGAGATGTTGTTTACTATGGATCTTTGGAAAACATTGATGTGGAAAATGGTGGCTCTGGATATGATCTAATTAATCCACCAAATGTACACATCGATGATTCTGTTGGATCGGGGGCAACTGCTTTTGCAGTTATTGAAGATGGATCATTCAAATCCATCGATGTTACATATCGTGGTTTTGACATTAAAAAAGTTCCTTCTGTAGAAATCACTGGAGGTAATGGATCTGGAGCTAAAGCCTCTGTACGATTGAGATTAGAAAATAACTCTAAAAAGTTTGATGCTGACACTGGTGTCAATACTAGTGATGATAAGATTGAATTTCCTTCAAATCACTTGTTCTTTAACGGTGAATCGGTAATTTACAAAAAATCATCTGAATATGCAGCTGTTGGTGGTCTTGTTGATGAGTCACTATATTATGTTCATAAGGTAGATGATACGAATATTCAATTGATGAATACTCGTCAGGATGCTTTTACTGGAAATAATCCAATAACTTTAACTTCTAAGTCTGCAGGAACCAACGTACTGACAACCACCACTCAAAGAAACGTGGTTGATACTGTTATTATTGAAGATCCTGGGTCTGGATATTCTAATAGAAAGACAACGGTAGATTCTGTTGTGTATCCACCGACATCATTATCTGCGGAAATTAGAAGTGGTATTAATACCTCAGACAATTACATATATTTCAGAGACCATGGTTTTAATTCTGGTGATCTTGTTGAATATTCAACAACTGACTCAGAAATTGGAGGGTTGTCACAGACACTCAATTACAGAGTAATTAAAGTTGATGATGATAAGTTTAGAGTAGCTAATGCTGGTGTCGGCACTACCTCATCAACATTAAACTATATCAAGAATAATTATGTTGATTTTACTTCAATTGGAGTTGGTACACATACATTTAAGTATCCACAAATTCATGTAAGTATCGATGTAATTTCTGGAGTTGCTAACACATCTATTTCTACTCCTACTGTTAATACCATCTGTACAGGTTCTATACGAAATGTACATTTGACCAGTGTGGGAACTGGATATGGAGTTACAGAAACCCTTAATTTACATAGAAGACCATCGGTAACCATCTCTAATGGCACTGATGCGGAATTGGATCCAGTTGTTATTAATGGTGAAATTGATCAAGTTTTAATTAAAAACGGTGGAACTGGATATGTAACCCCTCCAACTCTTAGAGTTGATGGAGTCGGTAAATATGCAAAATTAGTGGCCACAGTTACAAATGGGGCTATTACATCCGTAACTGTTGTAGATAGAGGCAAGTCCTTTGTTCAAGGATCAACTTCGATTAAGGTAATTCCTGTTGGAAGTGGTGCTAAACTTAGAGCGGATGTTAAAAAATGGGAAGTTGATTTTGTACAAAGATACAAAAAAACTGTTAATGAAAATGATGATGGAATTATAGTTCCAAGCCAAAATTCAAATTACGGCAACAAATTTGTTCATGGATACCTTTCCAGAAAATTAAGAAGAGTTCTCGGTGACAACGTAGACTCTAGTTTTGGTGAAGAATCAACACCCACACACTCTCCTATTGTTGGTTGGGCATACGATGGCTCACCGATCTATGGTCCATATGGATACAACACAGCAACTGGTGGAACAGTTCGTAGATTACTTCCAAGTTATACTTTAGAAACAAAATCAAATAGACCTTCAGTAACATTGTATCCTTTAGGATTCTTTGTTAATGATTGGAATTACACCGCTGATGGAGATCTTGACGAATATAATGGTAGGTTCTGTAAAACGCCAGAATATCCCGAAGGAGTATATGCATATTTTTGTAACATTGAAGCTTCAAATAGCTCAACGATTCCTTTTTCAAACAATAGGGAACCTCTTTTCCCATACATTCTGAATGGGTTTAAATTTGAAAAAAATGAATTTAATGAAAATCCATTATCTATTCAAAATCTTCCACTCTTAAACAGTGGAAATCTTGTTAGAAATACATATCCATACAAATTGCGATTTGGTTCTTCGAAATATGATTATTTTGTTACTAACAACCTAGAAGAAACTGAACTCACTGTAAAATCTATTAATCCAATTGGCATCTCTACAGTTTCTGTAATTGATGGTGGAGACAACTACAAAATTGGTGATAAAGTAGTATTTGACAATGATGAGTCTGGTGGCAATTCATTATTAGCCAAAGTTAAAACCATTGTTGGTCGAGGAATCACAGAAATTTCTTATTCAGAAACTTCCGTTTCTAATATTGCATTTACATATGAAAATCAAATTGTAACTGGTATTGCCACGACATCCCATGGATTGTCGGATAATGACGTTGTTTTTGTTACTGGTATTGGAACAGGAGAACTTAAATTTATCGAAGGTCCAAGAACCATATCTGTTTCTTCCATAACTGCTAAGTTGGATGTTGGTGTCGGTACAGTAGGAGACACTGGTGTCACAACATCTATTAGTTTGGATTCTTCTTCTTCACTGAAATCAATTGATGTTGATGATACTTTGGTTGTTGGATCAACTTCAGAAAGACTTCGTGTTCTTTCAATTGATAAAACAAATAATAAGTATAGAGTTATAAGAAATTCTGGGATTTCAACTTCTCATGCAGCTGGAGAACTATTGGTAGTAGATCAAAGGAAGTTTTCTTTTGAAGTTGGAATTAAAACTAACCTTTCCATCAATGCAGATAGAAAAGTAGTATTTAATCCTCAGAACTCCATTGGTGTTGGTACAGCATCAGTTAACCAGACTGTTACTGGAGTAGGAGTAACTACTGTGGTAAGAGTAGTTGCGAATGATGGAACAATTCTTACAAATCACGAATTACCTCCCACAGGATCCACTGCAGATAATAGTATTACAATTGTAGATCATGGTTTTAGGACTGGAGAAAAATTACTCTACAAAAATGGATTATTGGGAATAGCTTTAACGGTATCTCCAAACTTAAATCTTAGTAATCCTTTTGATTTAGTTGATGGACAAACTGTTTTTGCGGTTAATAAAGGAAAGGACTTACTTGGTATTACAACTACATTAACTGGAATTGGAACTACAGCAACTTCATTGTATTTCTTACCAGTTAAAGACAACACTGGTACAGAACACTCATTTACAACACAGAACAAAAAATATTCTGGATCAGTAAAACGATATGATGTAACTGTTGGCACTTCCACTAATCATGGATTATTAACAAATGATGAGGTTACTGTCTATCTTGTACCCACATCTACGATTTCAAAATCAATTGAATATGATACACAAGCTAGAAGAACAATTGTAGATCCAAAATATTTTGAAACTTCTGCCGTTGGTGTTGGGACATCATCGTCAATCATTACAATTGATGATCATGATTTTGAGAGTGGTGAAAAAGTTCTTTACATCTCATCAAATCCAGCCTCACCTTTAATTAACAAAGGTGAGTATTATGTTAAGAAGATTGATGATAATAGATTTAGATTATCTACAAATTATATTGATTCTATCAACTTCAATTCCAATTACGTTGGAATTACTACTTTTGGATCTGGAACACATAAAATTGCAAAAATTAATCCAAAAATTGCAATTACCAGAGGTAGAACTATTGGATTTGCCGTTTCAGACTCTAGTTTAACTGATTTAAGGCTTGAATTCTTTGAAGATCAGAACTTTATTAACAGATATAATGGATTTGGTATAAGTACAGAAGTTACTAGAACTGGAACTCCAGGATCTTCTGGTGCTATTGTCAATTTGACATTATCTGACAATGTACCACCTGTTTTATATTACAAATTAGTTCCAACTAATCTTGATACTATTAGTGTCGATAAAAGAGATGCTAATCCAGATTTGGGTGTAGTTAATGGATCAGTAATTGAACTGAATAATAGTG